CAGCGTTTTTTAATCTATCAGCAGAAACATCATCATCGCTATCAACTATTTTTTCTTTAGCAACTTTTATTAATTCATCAACTGCTCTGTAGCCAGCTTGGATTATATTCTTCTTCTTGTCCTTGATATTCATATTTAATTGTAATTGAATTTGTTAACACTCTATATAGTCTCTCGCGCTCTATAATAAACTCAAATTTACTATTAGGTGAAAAGCCTACTAATGTGTTTTCGGTTACTCCTATGTCATCTAAGGACTTATTAGAGTATTTTAATATTCCAACAAGAGGTTGCTCAGTATCTGTAGTTGTACTACTGTATGGTTTTATAGGTTTAACAAAACAATAATCACTTGGTGCTAACCATTTGTTTTTATTTTTATATAGAAATATTTGATCATCTTGCACACAGTATGTGTTTTCATCTATAAAACTTCTACTGTTTTTTTCATCACCGTATTGGTTATACCATCTTCTAAACACGTTATGATGTAGTATAACCTCATTACCAACTTGTATTTCAGTTTTACCTAACTTTGGCAACGCCTTAACAACACCAGTTCTGTTTATCATTAAATGATCTTCAATTGAAGAGTTTAATATTAAATCAGTACCGTTCACATTAGTGGTATTATTATACCTTTTGCCCTTTGGTGTTATTATAAAATTAAATAAACCTCTCAATATTCTAAGTTATATTCAACCGAAACAGCCATGTTCTTATTAAAATCTTTCCAAGGAAGCACCTCGTTATTTTTTTTAATATAAACACTATATTTAGTTGTAGATTCTAATATATCACAAATGACGTGCCCTCCGTAGACTTCTTGGCCTACAGAGTAATGCATCGCGTCATTTTTGTAATCTTTACCTATACTAATCTTTCTTATTAGCTTCATCAGTTGCTTGCTCAGGAAGTTGAGCTATAGTACCGTCTTGTATGTTAATACTAACTTTACCATACTCCTCTTCAAGTTTATTTTGAAACTCGCTTAGTTCTTTTTGTAAGCTTGATATGCCATGTAAAAGATTATGCTTTTGTGATTCTAAACCACCTAGCTGTAGCTGAGCTTGATTAATAGTTGCTACTTTACCTTGAAGTTCTTTTAAATGATCTTCTGATATTTTTTCAACTGTTAAATCTTCAACGTTGATGTCTTTATTTTCTTTATTCATAATTAATTTAATTTAAGTTAAAATTTACTTTATTATTATTACATAAATAACGTGTTTATTAACACGCTGATATTACTAGGCGTCTGTATAATCTTTATACGCGTCTAATACTTTAATCGCAGCGTATGCTTGCGCTACTGGATTTTTACCACTCGCTTTAACTTCAACATCAAAATTGCCACCGATATTATCAATAACTACGTTTGGTGTATTTGTTCTAGCGTCTTTATCTTTATACACAGCAGCGCTCCAGTTACCACTATTGTTTTTTATCCACTTTGTTTCCATAACGGCTTCACTTTTTACAGAGCCGTCTTCATTGTACTTCTTAGGAGTTTTTTCAGTAGTTTCTGAATTTATATAATTATTAGTATTTACACTAGTAACCATAACATATGCTTTTGCAATATCGATACCCTTGTATGTATATTTACCTTCTAAAGCCATTATTCTCTATTTTAATTGTTAAACAAATTAGCTGTTACCAGCTAAATATCTTATTACACTTTTATTGTGTATTTTACTTTTCTGGTTCCATGATGATCTTACCATCAGGATGTGTCCAATCAGTGTCTTTCATGTGTTGATCGTCTCTTTCACCTACTACCATCCAAGATATTGTAGCAGTTGAATTTGTATTTTGACACTCAATAGTTAATTTATTTCCAGAAACACTTCCTTTTACAGCATCCCAATCACTTTCATTTGATGTAAAGCATTGTATATTTCTATTTAATGCTTCAAACGTGCCTTCAGTCATTCTGGCTATTTGATCTATATTTACCACTGCTTTACCATCTATCAAATCTACTTTACCTCTGTATATTAAATCCGCTTGTGGACCTTCAATAAACGAGTGTACTAAATGATGCGTGTCTTTTTTAGACTCTAATGGATGGTCTATTTTAAACGATCCACTACCTTTTGATAACGCTCCACTACAAGTAAAATTACCAGTTGAAAAGAAGAAAAATTTAGCCGTGCTACCTTGATTAATTGTTAGCGTGTTAGCCGCAATACCACTTGTGTTGTTATTAGCTACGATACTATAAAGATCAGTTCCAGCTATGTTAAATTTTATTTCTGGAGCTCTTGTTCCACTTGCTTGTGATCTTAGAACTAAGTTATTAGAATTACCAAATAAAGTTGTGGTTGTATTACCGCTGTCTGATCCCTGTACTATATCACCTGAAAAAGTTGCGGTGTTATTAGTGTTAAAGTACAGACCAGTCGTATCATTAGCACCTAGATATAATTCATCTGAAGCGCCTGCAAATAAAGCAATAGCATTAGTACCAGCGTTTTTAATTGAAGCGCTGCTGTCAGAGTCTGGGTTGAAAGATACATTGCCTGCAAAATTAGAAGTGCCAACAACGTGAAATTGAGATGTTGGGCTCGTTGTTCCAACTCCAACTCGTCCGTTCTCTAATGTCAAGTTATGTGTTGCATGGGTTGGATATACACCAGCTTGCGTTGTATCTCCAACATAAAAATCTAAGGCATTTCCAAAGGTATTACCAGAATTATGTCTTGATACAATATAGTGTGAAAAATTTGTTGACCCAGAGAATCCAAACTGAATTTGTACTTTACTGTTAACGCCAGTGCTAACATCACCATTTTTTAATATTAACCCTGATGTTGCATTAGTGTTTTTGTTTATGTTAACTGCACCTGTAAAAGTTGCATTACCAGAGCTATTTATGTCCGCAACATTAGAACCACCAACGTAAAAGTTAATACCAGCTTGACCTGCTAAACCTAAAGTTAAATTATTACCAGAGGCTAACCTTGTAGCTGTAATATCTGCTTCATCTGAAACATACGTCTCGTCTCTAATTAAAAGACCTACATTAGAATCTGTACTACTTACAAAACTAAATTGGGAGCCAGTAGTACTTATATTTCCCGCGTCAAGAGTTAGATCTCCTGATTGAAGTGTTACGTTTCCACCAAAACTAGCTTGTCCAGTGATGTTAGAAGTACCAGTAACATGAAGTTTACTGCTTGGTTGCGCTTGACCTATACCTACGTTTCCTGTGTTGCTAATAGCAAAATCAACAGTGCCACTATTAGGTGTATAACCACCGTCAGTTGAATTCACAACAGGGTCTGTATTTCCATCAACAGACCTAACTATTGCAAAAGCATTGTTACCTAACGCGTTAGTTATTAAAAATCTTCTAGCGCTACTTGTCATGTTGGTATCACTGTGTAACATTATCTGTCCGTAAGTTCCAAACCAATTTGTGCCATCAGAGTAATTATTTTTACCTTGAACTCTTAATACATTTTCATGATTAGTTGTGCTGCTTGTTACCGTTGCGTTACCTACTGTAACACTGCCATCAAAAATTGCATCAGAATTACTTAATGAAATAACTCTTGTACTTGCAGATGTACCAAGTACAAGTGTGTTATTTTCGCCAAATATATCTGGTGTTGTTGTACCACTTCCGCTTCTTGCTAATTGTAAAGCATAAAAAGTTGAAGCTGCAGCGCCGTTAACATCTAAAGTTCCTTCAAAAATTGCAGTGTTACCTTCAGCTATAGTAAGAGCTAAACTACCGGGGCCAGTATAAACTCCAAATTTACCTGAAGTAAAAACCGCCATATCATCTTCGTCACCAAATCCCCCTACTAATGACTCAGATGAACCAATATAATTTAAACCACCACTACCGTGCTTAAATCTCACGTAAGCGTTGCCTGTGTTTTCTACTGAAGCATAGCCTGTAAAAGTTGCGTTATTCGAGTGGTCAAGTGTAAGACCAGCACTATTAACACCTAATTCTAAAAGAGCACTTGACGCTGTGTCTGCTGTAGGTATTCTAAACTGTATTAAACCATCTGCTAAAGTACCTTTATAATCTTCAAGTTGTAATCTTGTTATTCTATTTGTTGTATTCGTACCTCTTAATCTTAATACAGCATCATTGCTAGCACCTTGATTTTGCTTGATATGTAAAGCTGCGCTTGGCGTAGTAAAAGATTCTCCAATGCCTATATAACCATTAGAGCTGCTTATAGCCATCCTAGTAGTATAACTACCGCCACCTTTAAATTCTACATTACCTGCGCCACTCCAACCATATTGCAAAGTATTTCCACTTTGTACTCTAGCTATTGTTCTTTGTGTTCCACTAGTGTCTTTTGACCTCAACTCGTTACTATTATCTAAAACAATATTTTTACCTGAACCAGTTAAAGTTATATTTTCATCAAAGTCTACATCGCCTGAAAAAGTTGTATTTTGAGTATTGTCGATTGTTAGCGCGACTCCGTTATTACCATTTGAAGCTATTTTAGTATAAATTCTTAATCCACCACCAGTAGCGTTAGCGCTGCCACCATCTGTAAAACCTTCAAATATTACAGCTCTATCATCTGAACTTGTTGAAGCGTCGTTTTTAAAATTTATAAAACCTATACTTGTTCCAGGAGATATACCAGCGCCTAAATTTCTAGTTACTGATAAAACTGGTGTTCCGCTTTGATTTATGTCAACATCTCCTGAAAAAGTTGCTGAACCAGCACTTAAAGAGGTAAAAGCTGTTACATTTAAAAAGTAACCGTTATTAAACATCGTTCCTGCTGCGCCAACATCATAACTATTTCCAGCGCTGGCAAGAATATTTCCTCCAACTGTTATTGCTCCTCCAAAAGTTGCAGCAGTACCTTCTAATGTTAACACTGATGCAGATGTTGCACTACCTAAATAAGTTTGTGTGCCGTTATGACTTAATATATTTTCTGTGCCCCATTTGATAGGTTGTGAATCAGATAAATTTATTGAACCTGTAAAAGTTGCGGATTTATCATGCGCTAGAGTTAGCACTGTGCTTAATGTTGTATCTAAAGTTTTAAATTCTAATCTACTGTGTCTTGCTGATACATCAGTCCATTTACTTAATATTTGAGAACCATATACAGATGTTGTTCCAGTGTAATAACCACCCATGTTTATCATACCATGAGTATCTTCATCTGCTGGAGAAGTTGTAAAATGCAATAAATCTATTTGAGCACCACCAGCGCCTGTGTTTGTTGATTCTACTCTTATAGCGTCACCTGTACCTTTTATATGTAGTAAACCAGACGGCGTGCCAGTACTTCCTGTGTTTGATATAATTACTTTACCAGCAGATATTCTCATTCTTTCAGAACCACCTTCGTATAGTCTAATTCCACCAGTAGTACCATCACCAGCCCTTAGTTGCAATAAACCTGCGTTTCCATGTTCATTACCAGCTAAATGAATAGAAGCTCCTCTTACATCCGTGGCGTCACCACCACCCATTATTTTTAATTGCGCGTTATCAGAACCATCAGAAGTATTTGCTCCAATTTTA